GCAACTTTTTCGGTTGCTAATGGTGCGGCTGTAGCCACTGTAACAGACAGTAATAACGGATCAAATGTAGGAGATTTTGTTACTTTTAGCAGTGCAGCTTCTTTAGGGGGAAATATTACAGCAGCCGTTCTTAATCAAGAATTTGAAATACAAACTGTTCCAACTGCTAACACATATACCATAAATTTATCTGCTACGGCAAACGGCAGCGACTCTGGCAATGGCGGCGGAAGTACTGTTGCTAAATATCAAATTGATTGTGGTTTAGATACTCAAGTTGGAGGTACGGGTTGGGGTGCTGGAACTTGGCAACGAGGAACTTGGGGTTCTGCCGCAGATGTTACTACCGAAACTGAGCTTGCTTTGTGGAGCGAAGATAACTTTGGTGAAGATTTACTTTTAAATCTTAGAGATAGTTCAGTTTATTATTGGGATAAAAGTGGGGGTGTATCGGCAAGAGCAGTAAATATTACTTCTTTAGATGGATCTTCAGATGCTCCTACAATATCTAAACAAGTAATGGTGTCAGACAACTCTAGGCATGTAATTTGTTTTGGAGCAAACACAATAGGTACAGCCGTTCAAGATCCACTACTTATACGTTTTTCAAGTTCAGAGTCTTTAACAGATTGGACTCCGACTGCTACTAATACTGCTGGTGATTTAAGAATAGGTAGTGGTTCTAAATTTGTCACTGCCATAGAAACAAAAAGAGAAATTATGATTTTTACTGACACTTCTCTGCAATCTATGCAATTTATAGGGCCGCCTTTTACTTTTGGTATAAACGCATTAGCCACTGGTATTACAATAATGGGTCCAAATGCAGCAGTTGCTGTTGAAGAAGCAGTTTTCTGGATGGGGCAAGATTCTTTTTATACTTATCAAGGTGGTACTAAAGCTTTACCATGTACTGTAAAAGAACAGGTATTTTTTGATTTTAATTATAGTCAAAAAGATAAAGTTTATGCTTCTCACAATAGTGAATTTACAGAAATAACTTGGTTTTATTGTTCTGATACTAACTCAGTTGCTAACGGAGGTAATGGTCAAAACGATAGATATGTTACTTATAATTACGGTGAAGGTGTTTGGTATTACGGAACTTTGTCTAGAACAGCATTTATGGATAGAGGCGTAAACCAGTATCCCATTGGGGCGCAAGACGGATACTTATACAATCACGAAATTGGTTATGACGATGACGGTTCCGCTATGACAGCATCTTTAGAGTCTAGTCCAATGGACGTTGGTGAAGGTGAAAGAATGGTGTTTATTAATAGAATTATACCAGATTTTACATTTCAAGGGTCTTCTACATCTGGAGCAGCTCCTGCGGTAAATATGACTTTAAGTATGCAGGATTACCCTGGTAGTTCCTATGGACAAGCTGAAACAGATACTGTGACTTCTTCTGCAATATCAACAACTACTGTGCCTTTTGAACAGTTTACAACTAAAGCCGACATTCGATTAAGAGGAAGATCCTTTGCTATGAAAGTATCTTCTACTGGTGCGGGAGTTCGTTGGAGGTTGGGCAGCCCTAGAATAAATCTACGTGCAGATGGTAGAAGATAATGAGTACAGTTACCCCATTTCCAAGGCTACCTACGCCTCCTGCTGAAATAAATACTGTATATGTTTCAGATTTAGTTAGAACATTAGAATCTTTTATAGATCAAGTTCAAAACCCTGGAGGTTTAAGGGGAACAGAATTAACATTAACAAACCTACAATCAGGGAATAATGTTGGTTTAGAAACAGGGGCATTGTATGAATTGGAAGGATTTGTTAAGATAACATTAGCTAATGTCCCAGCTTGTTCTGGAGTATCGGGGACAGGCGTAATTGGAACAGTAACAGTATCGGTATCATAATGGCTAGAAACGTATCTGAAGCACATTCAAGAGTAGATAGTTTAGAACCTAGAGTTGCTAAATTAGAAACGGAAAATCATATTCAATTTAAAGAAGTTTTTTATAGATTAAAACGTGTAGAAGCTTTTTTAATAGGAGGATTAGGCGCTACTATTGCTATGTTAGTTAGCATTTTAATTAAAATGGGATAATACAAATTTAAAAAAAATTATAGGCAATAGTTTCTAGTAAAACAATTAATAACTTAATAAATAGTCAATATGAGTAGGAAAAATTATGAAAAAAGGTTTGTATGCTAACATAAATGCAAGAAAAAAAGCGGGAAAATCTCGTTCAAAAAAGAAAAGTACGATCACACCGAAGGCGTATGCTAATATGAAAGCGGGTTTTCCTAAAAAGAAAAAGTCTTAATTATGTATGAGTATGCAGTAAAAAAAATAATTAAAATTGTTGATGGCGATACCATAGATATAGAAATTGATTTGGGTTTTAGTCTTACTAAAAAGGAACGTGTTAGATTAGCTGGTATTGACACACCTGAAAGCAGAACACGAGACTTAGACGAAAAAGCAGAGGGCTTATTAGCTAAATCTTTTTTAGAAAAACAACTAGACGAGGCGGTTGATCTAAGGGTTAAAACAGAAAAAGATGGTAAATACGGGAGGATGCTAGGTTGGTTACATGATGGTAACAAGAATATAAATAAGTATATGGTAATAAAAGGTTATGCTTGGGATTATGACGGAGGAAAAAAAGAAAAAAATTTAGAAGATTTAAGAAAAATAAGAAACACTTGTGAAGAAGACCCATCATATGACTGACGTTAAGTATGGTAGATTGAAGGCATACTTTTTAGCAGGTATTTTAGTTATATGTATACTTCTGTCGGGATGTAGCACGTTAAGTTGCAAGGTTCTTTCTTTGGATAACATATGCTCATGGGGGATAAATGAAGGTTAAGAAAAAAACTGTGTGGTGTTGTTTTATTGCAGCTTTTGTTACGATTGGTTATTTGTTTTATGCATCTATGACGAGTGCGGAGACAATAGTTACAGATAACACTACTAAATCCACTGTTGATTCTAAAATAGATTCAACTATAAAATCTCCTCCACCATCTGCTATTTCACCTACAATTAACACATCTAATAGTGACTTGTGTACTGTTGGAGTTGCTGGTGCTGTTCAAACTCAAATTCTTGGCATTAGTGCTGGCAAGACGTTTACAGAGCCAAACTGCCTCCTATTAAAAAAGGCGAAAGTTATGTTTGATATGGGAATGAAGGTTTCAGCGGTTAGCATAATGTGTACTGATAAAACAATATGGCAGAGTATGAAAGATGCTGGAACGCCATGTCCGATAGATGGTCTTGTTGGTGCAGCGGCATTACAAAAGTGGGAAGCAACACCAGAAAGATGGCCTAACCACAAGGCAAATGGTAAAAAGAAATGGGATGAAGATGATAAAAATACTGCAAAAGGTGTTCTTGGCATTGGCGGTTTGCTTATGTCCTTACTCCTCCTCATCTGAGATAGTAAACTCTAGCACTAATAATGCTGCAAAAAACGGGTATGTTTGGCAGATGTTGAATCTATTTCCAAATCAAACAGGATTGCAGATTAAAGGTGTTTTTCATCAATATACATTAGATAAAAATCAAGGTGATGACGCATCGGTAACAATTAAAAATAAAAATGCAAACGGTACAGGTAACATTTACGAGTATACAGATAACTGGGATGGAATTGAGGGATCAACAAAAATTAAATACGATCCTATAACGCCGTCTCTATTGCCACTATGGGGAGAAGGGTCAATAAATGTTACTGGAGAAGGTGCTTTAAGCGATGTAACTGTTAATTATCACTACTCGTTCGACCCTTGTTTTATCCCTTTGTCTGACCCTAGTTGTCCAGATTTTCAAGCAAATTTATATAAGTATTTGTTAGATAATAATTTGCTTAATTCTGACCCTGACATAAATGATCCATATTATGATGAATGGTTAAAATTTGAGTTAGAACGCAAAGCTAAAAAACAAGAAGAACTTAAACTTAAAGAAGCTAAAGAAAAAGAGGAAGAAAGAGAAGTTACAATGGAAAAGGTTCTTGCGATTTCTGGCGCGGTAGAAAAGATAGCAGACCCCTCTCAGCAATTAAGTATGTTGACAGAAATGGCGGCTGTAGGAAAAATAAAGTCTTATTACGATGTAAAGATTGATGGTGGTATATATAAAGATACAATTCAATTAAATGACAGTACTATACAAGATAACCGCAAGGCCTTGAGAAATTTAAGAAATGATGCTAACCATAGAAAAATAGTTAGGTCGCAATACAACGATTAAAAAGGAAATGTTATGTTGAAAAAATTAGCCGTTATATGTTCTTTGATTTTAAGCACTCCAGCTTTTGCAACAAACAGCCCTATTAGTGGAAACGTACAAGCAAAATGTTCTATTTGGACTGAAACTCAGGGTGTTTACGGCAACCCCTTACCAAACAAGCTAGACACATTGCCAGCTTCTGGTGGTACAAAAGCAAGTATACGAGTGGATATTGCTCAAGCTAACTTTTATAAAACTAGATTTACGCATCCAATTTCTTTTAGTTCTTCTCCAACTTTAAGTGATACAGTTGCTTGGACTGGTTCAACAGTTGTCGGTCAAGTTTCAGTAGCAGGAATGAGTGCATATGAAGCGGCAAAAGTAGTTAGTCCATCTAATGTAACTACGTTTGATATGACTTTGGCTGGATCAACTTGGTTTACTGTTAGCTCGACTGCCATGTATGGTTATGCTAAATCATTTCCAGCAGGGTCTTATGTTGCTCAAATTGTTGCAGAGTGTATTGCAAAATGAGGTTGTTACTAACACTTATTTTTATTTTTAGTTTTACTAACAGTTTTGCACATGAGATGACTCCAGCTTATCCAAAGTTTTCTAATTCATACATAAATAATGTTTCTACAACAAAGATGAAATTATTTAATAAAAGAGAAGACATTAGTTACTATAAAGTTGAGGTCTTAACCAACGACTGGAAACCAATTGCATTTGCTTCCACTAACAAAATAATAAAACTTGGTTATAATAAAACAATTTTGTTTGATGTATATGTTCAAACAAAAGATATTAAACATGTTGTTTACATTTGCACTGTATCAAAGAACTTTAAACAAGAGAAAAAGGTTACTCTTGTTGCGTCAAGAATATGCTCAAAAATAGATTAGTTTTAACAATATTTTTTATTGTATGTTCTTACAGTAGTTACGCAGACTCAACAAGTAATTCATTAAGTTTAAGTTTACCTAATTCTGGTATGAATTACCAAAGCGATAAGTTTAGAGCTGGTGATTTAGATTGTTCAAATAGTATTGGTTCAGCTACAAATTTTGAGTTTGGTGTTACTTCTATTATTCAAGGCAGTAATTTAGCAAATGCTGGTCATCGCACAGGAGACATTGGTGTTTATGCTCAGATAACTATTCCATTAGGTAAACGAAATAAAAATAGGATTGATTGCTCTCGTTTATATGAATTAGAATTAACCAAGAAAAGATTAGAAGTAATGAGGTTAGAACAAGAAATCAAACAGCTTAGAGCATTAGCATTTGAGAATTAGGAGGCAGTATGGCTGAAGTAGAGGTAGGTGGAGTTAAGTTTTCGGGTGGAAAGTATTTTATTGTAATTAGTATTATTTCGACATTGGCTGGTTCACTATGGGCAGGCTTTGAGTTTTATGCGGATTACATGGATATGAAAGAGATTGTTCAAGAAATAAACATTGATGAGATAAAAGCAGAGAATGAATTAGTAATATCTAAATTAGACTCAGCTATTGTATATACAAGAGATATTAAAAACAACTTGCGCGATGACTTAATGAAGCTAGAGGCTTACATTGATAAGTTAGAAGGCAAGATTGATAAGAGTGATAAGAAAATAGATACTTCTGGTATAAGTATTAAATCAACGCAAGCATCAATTGATTTAGTGCTTGAGGGTGTTTTAAACGAAATGAACCAAGTGCAGAAAGATGTCACGGTTTCTATAAGGGAAGTTGAGGCACTAATCAGGGAGAGTGAGAAAGATGTTCGTAATAATTTACGAGATACTGAAGATAGACTTGATAGCTCAATGAAGAAACTAGAAGACAATTTAAATCAACGGCTTCAAGAATTACTAGATAACCCTTTGTCAAATTAAGGGGAGAAGTATTGTTTAATTTAAATTTTAAGTTTATAATAACAAAATCTGAATTTTTAGGCAAAGGATAAGAAATGGCTAAGAAGTTACAGAAAGACAGTAAATACGCATTGGCTGATGCTGATGGAGATGGGATTGTCACGGACGAAGAGATGGATCGCCATGCTATGTGGGTGAGGCTAGAGAACGAAGACAAACAAGCCGACACACAAAGGTTAATGGCTTGGATCTCAATGGGCGTTAGTATCGTTACGGTTATCATTTTATTGACCCCAATAATAAACATAACTAGAATGGAAAGTGCTTCAGGGTTTTTAAATACTTTTATTGTGGCACAAATGGGTGTAGTATTAGGATTTATGGGGGCTACGGCTCTAAGCAAGACAAAAATGAAGTAGGAAAATAATATGGCTACATATGTAAATGACCTTAGACTTACTGAAATAACCACTGGAGATGAGACTGGTGACTGGGGAAATACTACAAATACTAATTTAGAATTAATTGCGGAAGCGTTTTCTTTTGGTACAGAGGCTATAACAACAAACGCTAACACACATACAACTACGATTGCGGATGGGGCAACTGATCCTGGCAGATCAATGTTTTTAAAATACACAGGAACTTTAGACTCTGCTTGTACAATCACAATTGGGCCAAACACGGTCAGCAAGTTGTGGTTTATTGAGAACGGAACATCTGGTTCTCAAAATATTATTATATCTTCAGGATCTGGAGCTAATATTACAATCCCACCAGGTGATACAAAAGCTGTTTACTCTGATGGCGCAGGTTCTGGTGCGGCGATGGTTGATGCTTTTGCTTCTTTGAGTGTTGTGGATTTGAAAATTCAAGACGACCTTACTGTTACAGATGATGTAACTGTTGGCGGAACGCTTGGCGTTACTGGAGTATTAACGGGAACGTCTTTAGACATCTCAGGTAACATAGACGTAGACGGAACTACTAACTTAGACGTAGTAGACATTGATGGCGCGGTTGATATGGCTAGTACACTAGCCGTGGCTGGAGTTTTAACTGGTGCTTCTTTAGACATTTCAGGTGACATAGACGTAGATGGCACAACTAATTTAGACGTAGTTGATATTGATGGTGCAGTTGATATGGCAACTACACTGGCAGTAGCAGGGACAGCTACATTTGCAGGTTTAGTAGATGCTGCAATTATTGATGGTGTTAATTTTAAAGTTAATGGTGGGCAAGGTTCAGACGGACAAGTTCTTACCTCCACAGGCAGTGGGGTAGCATGGGAAGATGCGGGTGGCGGTGGAGGAGGTCCAACATTTAAAACTTTTGGCACTGATTCCATTATGGTGGGTGATGATGCTACTGGAACTATTGATGCCGCTAACTACAATACTGCTTTAGGTGTAGATGTTTTTGCAGCTTTAACTTCTGCGGATCACAACACTGCCGTAGGCTGGTCTGCTTTAAAAGCAGTTACAACGGGTAGGCAAAACGTAGCAGTTGGTTCTAAAGCTTTAGATTCACTTACAACTGGAGAAAGAAGCGTAGCAGTTGGATATCTTGCTGCACAGTCACAAACTGGTGGAAGATACACAACTGCCGTGGGTGAAAGTGCTGCTCAAACACTCACAAACGCTTATCACACTACAGCATTAGGTTTTTCAGCTTTAAATACAACCACAGCAGACCAAAATACAGCCGTTGGTTCTTATGGTATGTATTCAACTACTTCAGGTGCAGGTAACACAGGAGTTGGTTATCAAAATCTTTATTCAAATACTACCGCAGCGGGCAACACAGCAATGGGTTGGTATAGTATGCAAGCAAATACTACAGGTACGGAGAACGCAGCGTTTGGGTATATGGCTCTAGCAGATAATACTACTGCTTCTAAAAACACTGCGATAGGATATAAAGCTTCTCTCGTTAGTACTACTGCTGCTTCAAACACTTTGGTTGGGTATTATGCGGGTTATGACATTACCACAGGTGGGGATAACACCGCTCTAGGTGCTTCTGCTTTAGAAAACCTTACGGAAGGAGTACGGAATGTAGCAATTGGTAATGATGCTGGTAAAACTGCCGTTACGTCAGAAAGATTAGTAGCAATAGGGTGGAAGGCTCTTACGGCTACTACAGGAAGTGGTAACACTGCAGTGGGTTATAGTTCTGGTTATACAATCACTACTGGTGGGTCTAATGTTTCTGTGGGAGATAGGTCTTTATATCTTAATACGTCAGGTGGAACCAATGTTTCTGTAGGCCAGATGAACATGTATAATAATACAACTGGTTCAGACAACACTGCGATAGGTAGGCAAGCTTTATACGACAACACAACAGCAAGTAACAACGTAGCCGTTGGTGTGACTGCTTTAGGAGACAATACTACAGGAGCTGGCAATACATCAGTTGGAAAGGATGCTTTACGAGCTAACACCACCGCAAGTAACAACACGGCAGTTGGTTTTAACAGTTTAAAGGCTAATACTACAGGCGCGGAAAACACAGTAGTAGGCTATAATGCTGGTACAGCTATTACCACAGGTTTTTACAATACTTGTATTGGTGCGCTATCTGGCGATGCTTTAACTGATGCTGACCAAAATGTTGCGGTTGGTTACGTAGCTCTTTCTTCAGACACTAAAGGTAGCAAATCAACTGCAATTGGATACCAAGCTTTATTAGCACAAAACTTTACGTCAGCTACAGATTCTCACAACACTGCTGTCGGGTACAACGCAGGTACAGCAATAACCACAGCAAAATATAACACCATTGTAGGTAGCATAGCTGGTGATGCAATTACGACAGGAGCGAATAACACAGCCGTTGGTTATAAGGCTTTATCCGCAAACACTACAGCTACTAAAAACACAGCAGTTGGGCAGGAGGCTATGTCTTCTAATATTTCAGGTGAGGAAAGCGCAGCCTTTGGTTATTATGCTATGAGACTAACTACTAGTGGGGGTAACGCAGCATTTGGTTATAAATGCATGGCTTCTGCCACAAGTGCGTATAATAACACAGCAATGGGTTCAAATGCTCTGGGTATTGCAACTCATACAGGTAATAACAACGTTGCAATAGGAATGGATTGTATGCGGTCTGCTACCTCTGGCTATCAAAACGTAGCAGTTGGTGCTAATTCTTTATCTTCACTTACAACTGGTATTGTAAACGTTGCGATTGGCAATGGTGCTGGAACCGATATTACAAGTGCTCGTTGGAACGTTGCGGTTGGAACTTCTGCTCTGGCCAACTGTACAACACCTGATTACAACGTTGCGGTTGGTCAAAATGCAGCTTTTGCTCTTACCACAGGTGCGTATAACATTGCTATAGGTGGTAAATGTTTAGATACCCTCACAACTGGAGATCAAAACACAGGACTTGGTGATCAAGCAGGAGAATCTGTTACTACTGGCAGTGATAACATAGTTATAGGACATGAGGCTGCTGATAACTTGACCACAGGTAGTGAAAACATAGCTATAGGAGTTGATACAAGTTTATCCGCAGCAGATGGTGCAAACCAAATAGTTATAGGACAAAATGTAACTTGCACAGGAAACGATAACTTTACATTTGGTAATGGCTCAACGGATTCTAATATTGCTTTTGGTGCTACATCTATTTCTGCTCCTTCTGATGTAAGATTAAAAGAAGATATCCAAGATGAGACAGTAGGACTAGGTTTTATTAACGACCTTAGACCTGTAACCTTCCAATGGAAAAAAGAAAAAGACATTCCAAATGATATGGAAGCACACGTTGCTGGCTCTGAAAAGAGAACTATGAATGGCAAACATAACCACGGGTTTATTGCTCAAGAAGTTAAAGCTGTCATAGACAATCATAACATGAAAGACGGTTTTGATATGTGGACAGAAGATGGAGCAGACGGAAGACAGCGTATAGGTGATGCTTCCCTTATGCCAATCCTAGTCAAAGCACTACAAGAACTATCAGCAAAGAACGATGCTTTAGAAGCACGTTTAAAAACCTTAGAAGGATAAACTAAAATGACAGACAGAACAGACGCAGAACTACTACAAGACTACACAGCAATGGGTCACTCAGTAGCACTCATCACAGATGTAATAGCTGGAAACGCTATGGCTGGTGAAGCAAAAGAAGATAGACAAGGCTGTGTAGACAGAAATGTTGAGCATCTTGAGCTAATGAAAGCTAAATCAGATTGGGGTAGTGAAGATATGACAGCTACAACCAATGCTATTAATGCAGGGAAAGGTTACACTGCATCTTAACACCATAAAGGGAGGAAATTATGGCTAAGAAAAAAGAAATAAAAGAAAATGTTCTTACAATTAACGGGGAAAAATATTCTGTAAATTCCTTATCGGAAACAACTAAATATTTTGTAGCTCAAATTAAAGATCTACAAATGCAACGTGACAGGCTTCAATTTGAAATGGATCAAAAGTTAGCTGCTCTTGATATGATGACAGCGAGACTTGGACAATCTATGAGACCTGAAGAAGAAGAAGAGGCTATTGAAGTAAAAGGATAGAGCATGGGAAAAGGTCAAAAACATTATCTTAAAAATGGTACGCTACATAAAGGAGGTGTGCATAAAATGTCAGATGGTTCTTTGCACACTGGTAAGACCCACACTAAGACCTCCAAAACATTAGTTCATTTCAAAGATCTTTCGAAGACAGCGCAAAAGAAAGCGAGGGCATAACATGTTTGGAATGTTAAGTAGTATCTTAGGGCCAGTTGGCAACTTAGCGTCAAGTTATATGGAAAATAAAACTGAAGCGCAAAGAGGAAAGACAGCGATTGCCAAAGCTAAAGCAGACGCTGAAGCCAAGGTTATGGTAAGTGCCGCTACAAGCACAGCCGAATGGGAAAAAATAATGGCTAAAGGAAGCCAGGACTCATGGAAGGACGAGTGGTTAACAATTTTATTCAGTATTCCACTTTGTCTTGCATTTTGTGGGGATTTTGGACGAACCATAGTGGCACAAGGTTTTTCAGCTCTTGAAGTTATGCCAAATTGGTATCAATACACTCTAGGCGTTATTGTCTCTGCTAGTTTTGGCGTTCGTTCTGCAACTAAATTCTTTGGAGGTAGAAAATGAATTTAGAAGTATTAATAGAGCAATTGGAAATTGATGAAGGCTTAGTTGAAGCCGTTTATTTGGATCACTTGGGTTTAAAAACTTGCGGAATAGGTCATTTATGCCGTAAAAATGAACCCGAATACGATATGGAAGTAGGAGATCCTGTAAGCAGAGAAAGAATAAATGAACTGTTTAATGAAGATGTAGAAAGTGTACTTTCCGACTGTAACAGGCTTTATCCTGACTTCGATGAGCTTCCAGAAGAAGCCAAACAAATAATTTGCAATATGATGTTTAATATGGGTTTAGGGC